GGACGATATTCATGCGTAACGACACTCGCGAACACTTCAACGCTTACCTGAGCCAGTTGGCGCGCCTCAATGGCGTGTCCTCGACCGCCGCCACCTTCGCGGTCGATCCGACCGTGCAGCAAACGCTGGAAACCCGCATGCAGGAATCCAGCGAATTCCTCGGCCAGATCGGCATCATCGGCGTCGATGAACTGCAAGGCGAAAAAGTTGGCCTCGGCGTCAGCAGCACCATCGCCGGCCGTACCGACACCACCGGCAATGGCGTGCGTCAGCCTCGCGACGTGTCGTCGCTGGACAAGAAAGGCTACGAAGCCAAGCACACCGACTTTGACACGGCGATACGCTACGCGCAGCTCGACGCCTGGGCGAAGTTCCCCGACTTCCAGGCACGCCTGCGCGACGCGATCCTCAAGCGACAGGCCCTCGACCGCATCATGGTCGGCTTCAACGGCGTCAGCGCTGCTGCCACCACCGACCGCCAGGCCAACCCGTTGTTGCAGGACGTCAACATCGGCTGGCTTCAGCAGTACCGTAACAACGCCTCGGCGCGCGTACTCAAGGACGGCAAAACCGCCGGCAAGATCGTCATCGGCACCGGTGCAGAAGCGGACTACAACAACCTCGACGCATTGGTGTACGACGCTATCGCCAACCTGATCGACCCTTGGCACCGCAAGGACCCGGGCATCGTGGTCATCCTCGGCAGCAACCTGGTGCATGACAAATATTTCCCGCTGATCAACAAGGAACAGCCGGCCACCGAAAAACTGGCGACCGACATGATTCTTTCGCAAAAGCGCATGGGCGGTAAGCAACCGGTCGAAGTGCCATACGTGCCCGACGGCGCTGCATTGATCACCACGCTGAGCAACCTCGCTATCTACTGGCAGATCGGCGGACGCCGTCGCTACGTGAAGGAAGCGCCGGAAAAGAACCGTGTCGAAAACTACGAATCCAGCAACGACGCCTATGTCGTTGAGGATTACGGCCTCGGCTGCCTGGTCGAAAACATCGAGCTTGAAGGGGCATAAGCCATGGCCAGCAGCCTCGCCAAGCAGCATTTCCAGCGCGTCACTGCCGCCATTGAGGCGGCAGCGACCGAACCCACGCAGACCATGGCCGGCGCCACGGCCTACGAACATCAGCTCAACCAGTTGCTGCAAGATCGCCTGCGCCTGAAACAGGTGCAATCGAATCAGGGCAAGGCCGAACTCAAGCGTCAGCTGTTGCCTGAGTACATTCCCTACGTGCAAGGCGTGCTGGACGCCGGCCAAGGTGCCCAGGACGAAGTGCTGACCACCATCATGGTCTGGCGCTTCGACGCCGGCGACTTCATCGGTGGCCTCGATATCGCCCAGTACGTGCTGCAACACAAGATGGTCATGCCGGACCGCTTCGCCCGCACGCTGGGCTGTCTGGTCGCCGAAGAAGTCGCGACCGCCGCGTTCAAGTCGCAGAAGGTCGGCGAGCCTTTCGACCTGGCCGTCCTGCACCGCACCGCGGAACTGACCGACGCCGAAGACATGCCCGACCAGGCACGCGCCAAGCTGTTCCTCGCCATGGGGCGCGCAACACTCGAAGGCATCACCGATGAAAAACCCGGCCAACCGGGTCAGGTACAAGCCGGCATCGACCTGCTGAAGAAAGCCATCGACCTGCACGACGCCTGCGGTGGCAAAAAGGATCTGGAGCGGGCCGAACGCCTGCTCAACAAACTTGCTGCCGCTGGCAGCTAACCGAGCGTCCCCACGCACCCCGCCGGCTCGGGGCGGATCGGCCAGGCCGCTCCTCCTGAACGTGAAGCCCCGACCACCGGCGACCTACAACAGAGCGCAGATTCATGAGCGGATTCGTAGCGGGCGGCAGCAGTACTCCGGCCCCCAGCGGCCACATCAACACCGACCCCTTCTGGCCATCGATCGACCTCGACGACGTGCGCGGCACTTTACGCATCGACTCCAGCGTCACACCGATCCGTCTGGAAACCGCGACCATCGCTGCCGCCATCAGCGTGAACCGCGAGTTCGCCGCATGGCGCCGCGCCAAACAGGCCGAAGGCTACGCCACTCTCGTAGACGTACCGGCCGAGCAGATCGAGGACAAATCAGAACTCGTTCACCTCTACCAACGGGCGATCTATGCCGCGACCGGCGCTGAAATCTGCGAGCGTTACCGCTCGTACGACAGCACCAACAGCGGCAACCAGAACGCCGAAGAGCTGACACCGAGCATCGACGAACTGCGCCGCGACCAGCGTTGGGCTGTGCGCGACTTCCTCGGCCTCGGCCGTACCACCGTGGAGTTGATCTGATGGCCGTCAGCATCCGCGCTCAGCAGAACGACACCGTCGACGCCCTATGCTGGCGTCACTACGGCCGCACCGCCGGTGTCACCGAAGCTGTTCTCGAAGCCAACCCCGGCCTTGCCGACCACGGCCCGACCTTGCCTCAAGGCCTTCTGGTGCAAATGCCCGAAGCCCAAGCCGCCGCCCCGCAACGGCAGATGGTGAACCTATGGGACTGAACCGCCCGTACCGCGCGATTGAACCCAACCACTCTGGATCATGGAATGAAACGCATGCCTGACCGTCCCGACACCTGGGCCTGGCTCGCCGCCTGGCTCGAACAGAACTGGCCCGCCATCTACTCCGGTCTGCTGGCCGTGGTCATCGCAAGCCTTCGCGTGATCTATGGCGGTGGCACCGTGCGCCGGATGGTGATCGAAGCACCCCTGTGCGGCGCACTCGCGCTATCCGCCAGTCACGGGTTGTCTCTGCTGGGGATCCCTGCAAGCACCGCGCCGTTCTTCGGCGGTGTGATCGGGCTGCTCGGTGTCGAGGGCACGCGTGCGGCAGCCAAGAAGATTTTCAACCGCAAGGTAGAACAGCTATGACCACACTTCGCTATGGCGACCGCTCGCAAGCGGTGCGCATCCTGCAAAAAAAACTCAATCAGCACGGCGCCAAGCTGGGGATCGATGGCGACTACAGCGATGCCACCGAAGCGGCCGTGCGCGCTTACCAACTCAAAGTTGGCCTGGTCGTCGATGGTGTAGCTGGCACCAAGACGCAAGCTGCGCTTGCCGGCAATGATTGCCAGCAACTGCTGAAAAACACCGACCTGGTCAGCGCAGCCGAACGCCTTGGCGTGCCGCTGGCCAGCGTCTACGCAGTCAATGAAGTCGAATCGAACGGCGCCGGATTCCTCGACAATGGCAAACCGGTAATCCTGTTCGAACGGCACATCATGTATCGCCAACTGGCGAAGGTTCGGCACGAAGGCGACGATCCCGCCGCGCTCATACCCCACGCTGATCAGTTGGCCGCAACCAACCCGGCCATCGTCAATCCGAAATCCGGGGGGTATGCCGGTGGCAGCGCGGAACACCAGCGACTGGCCACCGCTCGCCTGATCGACGACACCGCCGCTCTGGAATCCGCCTCCTGGGGTGCTTTCCAGATCATGGGCTTTCACTGGCAGCGCTTGGGCTACAGCAGCGTGCAAGACTTCGTCGCCGCGATGAGCGCGGGGGAATCACAGCAGTTCGATGCGTTCGTCCGTTTCATCGAAACCGACCCCGTGCTGCACAAGGCGCTGAAGACGCGCAAATGGGCCGAGTTCGCCAAGCTCTACAACGGCCCGGATTACCAGCGAAACCTGTACGACATCAAACTCCAGCGCGCCTACGAGCGGCACGACGACTGCGGTTGTGGTCAGGCGGTGGCGGCATGATCGACTTCGACGCGGTGCAACGATTGAACGTGCAGGACGGGGATCTGCTGGTGGTGCCAGAGGACAGCGATCAGCACGACATGGAACAGCTATGCGACGCGCTCTACGTCCAGATGCCAGCGCGCAAAGTCATCATCATTCGCGGCCCGGTACAGCAGCTAGACATCGCGGACATGAACAAACTTGGCTGGTACCGGGCGTGAGCACCCTGCGCCAAGCCCTGTTTGGTATCACGCTGCTCGCGGCCCTGGTATTGCTGATCTGGAGCCAGGAACTGCGAATCAGCGGGGCGAACAAGGACACCCGACTGGCCGAACAAGATGCACGCAACGCCCGGGAGGAAGCTGAACGCAACCTCGCGAACGCCAACGCGTTGCACGCCACCCTGCAACAGGAACGCAACGCCCAGACCACCCTGCGCACCCAGCAGGATCAACTTCGCCAAGGCCTGGCGAAGCGCGAACTCACCATCGAGGCTCTGAAACGTGAAAACGCCGACCTACGCAATTGGGCTGCCCAGCCTTTGCCTGATGCTGCTCGCCGGCTGCGCGAGCGCCCCGCCCTCACCGGCGCCGACGCTTATCGTCAGTGGCTGTCCGGCCGTGGTGCCTTGCACCCTGCCGGCAACCAGTCCGCGCAGTAACGGCGATCAACTCACCGACCAGGATCGTGTCGAGACCGCTTGGGCAGACTGCGCGAGCCAGGTGGACATGATTTTTCAACACCAGCAGGCCCAGCCATGAACAAGCCCGACAGCCTGAAAGCCCACCTGCTCGCCACCGTGGCCGAACTCAAGCACAACCCCGACCGACTGTTGATCTTCATCGATAACGGCAAGATCCGCTGTACCGCCGCGCAGACGCTATCGTTCGAGTACAGCTTCGACCTGCAGGTCATTCTCACCGACTTCGCCGGCCACCCCGATAGTGTGATGTTGCCGTTGCTGGGTTGGCTGAGCGTTCACCAGTCCGAGCTACTGGAGAATCTGAGCAAGGCCGCTGACGGCATCCAGTTCGAGGCCGACATTCTCGACAACAGCAAAGTTGATATGAGCCTGACGCTGCCCCTGACTGAACGCGTGGTGGTGGGCAAGGACGACCAGGGCAATACCACGATTCGACATCCTGGCGAGCCGCAACGGGCTGCTGACTTTCTTGATCCGAATTGGATACCTGGCGCACAGGGTACCGGCAGTGAGTGGGTGCTACCGAAATGACCGATCGCCTGGAGACGTTGGAGGATTGGGCGGCGGGATTGCTCGGGCGGCTTGAGCCAGCATCACGCAACAAGCTGGCCCGCAGCATCGGCCAGGAGTTGCGACGCAGCCAACAGCAGCGAATCATTGCCCAGCAAAACCCGGATGGCAGCAAGTACACGCCACGTAAACAACGAAACCTGCGTGGCAAACAGGGTCGGGTGAAACGGAAGGTGAAGATGTTTCAGAAGCTTCGTACGGCGAGCTTTCTGAAGGTGCAAGGCGACGGGAACGCTATCAGCGTTGGCTTCACCGGGCGGATTGCCCGGATTGCCAAGGTACACCAGTTTGGTTTGAAGGATCGGGCCAAACAGAGTGCTCCGGATGTTAAATACGCACAACGTGAAATGCTGGGTTTTACCGCGAGTGATCTAGAGCTAATTCGAAATAGCCTGCTAATTCACCTTACTCAAAAATAAATACAGTTCAAAAATTATATCAATACTATATTAAACATTCTGCAAAGACGCCTAACCATTCACCTTATGGATTTTCTATGCAGATAAGGAAGAGAAAATTTTTCCGCAACCTCCCTAGCCTCATAGATTGAATTTAGTATTTCATTTTCGCCATCAAAACTAGCAAAAAGCGACCGCAATCTTATTACCTCTTCGGACTGAGGGTGCGGAGCATTAATTCGATCATCAATCACAGCAAGGTAATCATTGATTAAGGCCATTGGACTCATAAGCGCAGCCTCATAAGATCGAAATGCTTTCGAAACTTTCGCCCCCAATAAGACTCGCGCCCTCAGCAGGGAGTCCCTGAAATCTTGAAACGATTTTATATACACCTCTAGACGTGCACGATAAGCATCTGACTCACTCAAAAATACGCGTTCATTCGCAGTAGTATGAATTCGCTCCTCATCTGTAAAAACCCTCGCCTCAGATGCCCCAAGTGGATACATGCAAATGCCTGCAGCCTTAGATATAGAGTGACTCTGATACACTAACTCTTTCATAACCTCATACACTTCCTTGCCTACCAAATCCCTTTTCCAAACTCTCAAACCATATATAGCAATACTTGCTGTCACAGCAGCCGCAAGTGTAACAACACCGTCTTTCACAACTGATACATATATAGCAATAGAAGCAGCATCTAATCCCATAACCCCCCCTTGCAGTAAGCTCAACATCCAACGCGACATGGTGTATAAAAGTGGAAGGCCACCTCACCAAATAACAAACGGCCTTGTGAACATTTACTAAATAGCATTAAAAAATCACCGACTTATCCGGGGGGTTTGGAACATATAAATGCGTCGAATCAATTTTATCGCGATACACTTGATGAAGAGTCGCCAAATACGCAAATCCGATACCAGTCAGCTCATAACTCGTCTTAACATACTGTTCTTTCGTTCCTCCGAGCAAACTGACATCCCTTGTTGCGATTTCTATTTTTCGCTGTGCCATCCGATACGGCACAAGGACGTCTCCGAGGGAATCCTGCAATACAAAGGGATTGTGATAAGAATGCATAAAGTTGAAGATATGCAGCACAAGCATGTCATTCGTAATTCTCACCTGATCTTCAAACACGTCAAACTCGATCTCTTCCCTTACTAACCGACGAAATATACCACCTATAACTTTCGCCTTTTGCTCCGAACTCGCATTTTCAATAATCTCAAGCAACTCATTAATAAATTGTTCCTTTTTACCTTTGCTGTCTAAAATAGAAGAAAAATCCCTCCACTCCTCACTGGACATTTCTCCAACCGCACCCACAAACGCCTCGACCTTCTTTTTAAACTTACCTTCCTTATATTGAAGATACGCTTTTATCGTCGCCACCCCTGTAGAAACCACAGGTATTTCTTTTAAAATTTCGCTTTCAACGCATGAATGAATCAAAGCTTCTGCATAGTCCATCACTGGAAAATCACTAGCTGCCTTTTTTATTACCGACAGTTTTCCTTCTTTTCCTTCCGTCATATTTCATCCTACTAGTTAGGCTAACGAAGAACACGTTTAAAGAACTGCTTTGGTTCGCAGCATAGCACCTGAAATGTAGGCTTAGTTTTTACAATCAGAGAAAACTGCATCTACGTTGGACCACGTCGATACTCGCACCATGAACAACTTAGCCACCCTCGCCCGCCTGATCGAAAATCTCATCCGCCTCGGCACCATCGCTGCCGTTCAGATGAGGCCGCCGCGCGTGCAGGTCAAAACCGGAACGCTCACCACCGGCTGGCTCCCATGGATCGCCCCCCGGGCCGGTGCCGACCGCGAGTGGAATCCGCCAACCATCGACGAGCAAGTCATCTTGTTCAGCCCATCCGGCCAACTCGGTAACGGCATCATCCTGACCGGCCTATACAGCGACCACATCCCTGCCAACGGCGACCGCGAAGGCCTGCACCGCTGCACCTACCGCGACGGGACCGTCATTGAGTACGACAGCGTCGCCCACCACCTAAACGCCACGCTGCCCGAAGGCGGCACCACCAACCTGGTCAGCACCGGCGGCATTCACATCGTCGGCCCGATCACCCATGAAGGCGACTACACCCAGACCGGCAACCAGAACGTCACCGGCATGGTCACCGTGTCCGAAGATGTCATCGCGGCCGGCATCAGTCTGGTGAAGCATCTGCACGGCGACGTCATGGTCGGCGGCGCTAAAACGGGGAAACCGGAATGAACCGAAAAACCGGCGCAGCCCTCGGTCTGGTCGAACACATCGCCCAGTCCATCACCGACATACTCACCACCCGCATCGGCACCCGCATTATGCGCCGCGAATACGGCAGCCTGCTCCCCGAGCTGGTGGATCAGCCGTTCAACGACTTCACCCGCTTGCAGGTCTACGCCGCCACCGTCATGGCGCTGATGCGCTGGGAAACCCGCATCAGCCTCAGCCGTATCCAGTTCATCGGCGCGAATCTTCAGGGCCAGGCGTCGCTGGAGTTCGAAGGCACTATCGTCGACAACAACCAGCCGCTGAGCCTGAGCGTGCCTCTGCAACTGGGGGGCAGCGTATGAACACTTTCGTCGCCATCGACCTCGGCCAACTGCCGGCGCCGCAAGTCGTCGAACAGATCGACTATGAGCAGATCCTCGCCGAGCGCATGGCCTACGCCATCAGCCTCTGGCCGGTCGAGGAACAGGCCGAGATTGCCGCCCGCCTAAATATGGAGTCGGAGCCGCTGACCAAATTGCTCGAGGAAAACGCCTACCGCGAAACCGTCTGGCGTCAGCGAGTCAACGAAGCGTCGGTTGCCAACATGCTGGCCCTGGCCAAAGGCACCGACCTGGAAAATCTGGCCGCCAACGTTAACGTCAAACGGCTGGTCATTCAGGTCGCCAATCCTTCGGCCGTGCCGCCGATTCCACAGCTGATGGAAAGCGAAGACAGCCTGCGTGAACGCGCACAAATGGCGTGGGAAGGTCTGAGCACGGCCGGGCCGCGCAACAGTTACATCTTCCACGCCCGATCCGCGGACGGCCAGGTTGCCGATGCCACTGCCGAAAGCCCCGAGCCTGCCGAAGCTGTCGTTACCGTGCAATCGGCATTGGGGGATGGCACTGCCTCACAAGCCTTGCTCAACAAGGTCAACAGCTATCTCAGCGACGACGACCGCCGACCGGTTGCGGATCGTCTGACCGTTCAGGGTGCGGAGATCATCAATTACCAGATCAAAGCCAGGCTCTATCCGTTGACTACCGGTCCGGAAACCGAACTGATCCTCGCCGCCGCTGAAGCTCGGCTGCTCCAATTCGTACACCAGCGTCGTCGCCTTGGGTTGGAAGTTTCAGAATCAATTGTCCACGCTTCGTTGCATGTCGAAGGCATACGGAAAGTAGTGCTGGAAGACTGGGTCGATATCGTCGCGACCAAATACCAGGCGCCGTATTGCACAAGCGTTGAATTGGTACTGGGGATTGAGTGATGGCTGACCACCCCTTGTTGCCAGGTAACGCGACACCACTGGAACGCCAAGCTGCTCAGGCTCTGGCACAGATTCAGCGCGTGCCGATTCCGCTGCGTACGCTGTACAACCCGGACCAATGCCCCCTGCCCCTGCTGCCATACCTGGCCTGGGCGTTTTCGGTCGATCGCTGGGATAGCAAATGGACGGAAGGCGCCAAGCGCTCGGCCATCCGCGCCGCGTACTACATCCATTCTCGCAAAGGCACCATCGGCTCCCTGCGCCGGGTGGTCGAGCCGCTGGGTTATCTGATCGAGATCATCGAATGGTGGCAGACAATTCCGCACGGCCCTCGCGCCACTTTCGCGCTCAAGGTTGGCGTGCTGGATACCGGCATTACCGAAGAGATGTATCAGGAACTGACCTGGCTGATCGACGACGCCAAGCCCCTCACCCGCCATCTGACCGGGCTGGCCATCAGCCTGGAAACTCACGGCGACTTGAACATCAGCGTCACCCTCTACGAAGGCGACGAAATCGACGTGTACCCGCCGGTAATGCGTGACATCGAGGTCACGGGACGCTTCGGTGTGGTCGGCCGCGAACACTCCATAGACACCCTGGACGTTTATTATGATTGATTCGAATTCGCAGTTTTTCGCGATCCTCACCAACGTGGGGATGGTCAAGCAAGCGAACGCCGACGCGCTCGGCGTGCCTTGGAAGATCACCGACATGGGTGTCGGAGATGCCAATGGCACCGACCCCGTTCCCGATGCTGCGCAGA